GGTCAAACAAATCAACGAATTAAGAATTGAAGTTGGGGCTGTTTTTACTGAATTAGGACAAATTCATATTGAAAAAAGAAGAAGATTGTCAGAATTAGAAGAAAGAGAAATAGAATTAACTAAACAACATTCGGATTTAGTTATCAAAGAAGAAACCTTATTTAAAGGTTTAAATGAAAAATACGGAGATGGTGATTACAACCCTACAACGGGAGAATTCACACCAATCGCGGAATAATACTACGTTACGCATATATAAAATAATATTTTAGAAAAAGTATCTAATACTTATATGTGTATCATTACACAAACTTAATAGGAGTAAATAAAATGGCAGAAAAAATTGTATCACCTGGTGTATTCACAAGAGAGAATGATTTATCATTTTTATCACAGGGTATCGGAGAAATTGGAGCAGCAATAGTAGGACCTTTTAGTAAAGGACCAGCATTCTTACCAACTATCGTAAATACACAATCAGAATTTGAAGAAATATTCGGTACACCTGATGGGGAATACTATACAGGGTACGCAGTACAAAACTATCTAAGAGAAGCAGGAACAGCAACAATTGTTCGTGTTGGTCACATAGGTGGTTATTCGCATGAAACACCTCTTGCAATTGTAGTAAGTGGTTCAGAAGTACAAGGTGGTAAAAAAATTGTAGCAACCTTACATTCAACCTTAACTGGTAATAAAGAAAGTACAGGTTTTGCATCATCCACAATTACATCACCGATAGGTGCAAGTAGTTTTTCCATAATAGTTAGTGGTTCAAGTGCAGTTTCTGCATCAGTATTACCAATAGATGGAAACGATATTAGTGATGTATTTGGTGAATCACCATTTGGAGCTAAATCGGTATACACCTACACTTATTTTGAAAAAACAGCAACAGATAAAACGGATGCATTTGCAAGTTCATCTGCAGATGTTGAAATATTAGAATTAGCAACACAAGCTTTTACTGAAGATACAACATACGCATCTACTCCGTGGGTTAAATCTCAATTAATTAGTGGTGTTAGAAGTGACCTATTCCGTTTCCATACATTAGGTGATGGTAACCCATACAATACTGAATATAAAGTAAGTATTTTTAATGTTAAAGCAGCAGGAGTATCTGGTGCAACTGATTACGCAACATTCTCAGTAGTAGTTCGTGGATTTAGTGATACAGATAGAAAAAAATCAGTAAAAGAAACATATAATAACGTTAACTTAGACCCAGCATCTCCAAACTATATTGCTAAAATAATTGGTGATAGAAATTTAACAATTGATGCAAATGGTAAACAAAATGAAAATGGTGATTATGCAAATCGTTCTAAGTTAATTAGAGTAGAAGTTGCAGCTGAGGGTTCATTCCCTATTATAGCAGCACCTTTTGGACATGGTGCATATACCAACCCAATTTATGTGGGTGGGACTGAAACATTAGTTCCAGCAGTTATTTATTCAACAGTTTCTGATAGTAATACCGCATCATCTACATATAGATATTCTGGTATTGATTTAGAAACTGCTACAACTAAGATAAACAACTTACAATACTTAAAACCAATTCCATCATCAGCAACAGTAGGTGCTAATGTTGATTTTGCGTTTGATTCTCAATTAAATTATACATTATCAACTGATGATACTGCTGAAACAATTGCTAAAAGACAATTTACTTTAGCGTTTCAAGGTGGATTTGATGGTGTAACTCCAACAAGAGTAGCAAGTAAAGGTTCTGATTTATCATCAGGTAATTCACAAGGATTTAACTTAGCAACATCAATCTCAAGTGGTTCAGTTGCATATGTAAAAGCAATCAACGCGGTATCTAACCCTGATGATTTCGATATCAACATAATCGCAGCACCTGGTATAGTTCGTAGACATCACTCTTATGTGTTTGATTACATAACTGAAATGTGTGAGAATAGAGAAGATGTATTCTTCATTGGTGATGTAACTTCACAAGATGATTCAATTGATTTAGCAGTAGAACAAGGTGCAGCAGTAGATTCTAACTATGTAGGTACTTACTACCCGTGGGTAAAGACAATCGATAGAAACACCAACAGATTAACTGCAGTACCGCCATCAGTATTGATGCCAGGTATTTTCGCAGCAAATGACGCGGTTGCAGCAGAATGGTTCGCACCAGCTGGTTTAAATCGTGGTGGAATCGTAGGAGCAGTTTCAGTATTGAATAGATTAACACACGCAGAGAGAGATACATTATACGAAGGAAAAATAAATCCTATCGCATCTTTCCCTGGCGAGGGTATCGTGGCATTTGGACAGAAAACATTACAAGAAAAATCATCAGCGTTAGACAGAATCAATGTTAGAAGATTACTTATCAAAGTTAAGAAGTATATCGCTTCTACATCAAGATACTTAGTATTCGAACAAAATACTTCTACCACTCGTTCAAGATTCTTAAATACAGTTAACCCTTATTTAGAAGCAATTCAACAAAGACAAGGTTTATATGCATTTAGAGTAATAATGGATGAGAGTAATAACACTCCTGATGTAATTGATAGAAATATATTGGCTGGACAGATTTTCTTACAACCAACAAAAACCGCTGAATTCATCGTGTTAGATTTCAATATCTTACCGACTGGAGCATCGTTCTCAGCATAAATTTTAAAAAAAAGAGAAACCTTATATTTATTAATATAATAGGAGAAAATAAAAATGGCAGAAATATTAGAGTTTAACGAAATGTTCTATACCAACTTTGAACCAAAGATGAAAAATCGTTTCATCATGGAAATCGCTGGTATCCCTTCATATCTTATCAAAGCAGGTAACAGACCAAACATTCAGTTTGAAGCTGTAACATTAGAACACATCAACTTAAAAAGAAAGTTGAAAGGTAAAGGTGAATGGCAAGATTTAGAAATCACATTATATGACCCAATCGTACCATCAGGTGCACAGGCAGTAATGGAGTGGGTTAGAACTTCACATGAATCCCTAACAGGACGTGATGGATATGCAGATTTCTACAAAAAAGATATCGATATCTATATGTTAGGACCAGTAGGTGATAAAATTGAAAACTGGAAACTTAAAGGTGCATTTATCTTAAACGCACAATTCGGTGAGTTAGATTGGACATCAAATGACCCTGCAGAGATTACATTAACGTTAGCTTATGATTATGCAATACTTGAATTCTAATAGAATTAAAATATAAAATTAAGAAAGGAGATAGAAATATCTCCTTTTTTTTCAATTTTTTTTTTATTTATATATTTATATACAATAAACAAAATAAAGGTAAAATATGTCACAATACGAATTCTCAACGGAGATAGTTGGATTACCATCTCAAGGTAAATGCTATCCAGAAACAAATCCATTATCAAGTGGTAACATCGAATTAAAATATATGACGGCAAGAGAGGAAGAAATTCTTTCATCTCAAAGTTTGATTAAAAAAGGTGTAGTATTAGATAAATTATTCGAAGCAATTATAGTAGATAAGAAAGTAAATCCAGATGATATTCTTTTGGGTGATAAAAACGCTATTATGTTAGCAACTCGTATCTTAGGATATGGACCAGAATATAAGATTGAAATATTAGATGATAATGATACCAAACAACAAGTTACTGTTGATTTAGGTAAAGTTCAAACAAAAGACATTGATTATTCAAAGTTAAATACTGAAAATCGTTATCAATTCACAACATCAACTGGAAATGTATTAGTTTTTAAACTATTAACACATGGTGATGAAAAAAGAATTGATGCCGATGTTAATGCTTTAAAAAGATTAAACAAAGATTCGATGGGTAGTGAATTAACCACCCGTTATCGTTATATGATACAATCGGTAGATGGTAAAGAAGACACTAAATCTATAACTGATTTTATTAATAATAAATTCCTTGCTAGAGATACTAAAGGATTTAGAGAATATGTAAAAAATTTACAACCGGATATCAAAATGGAATTTGATTACACAAATCCTGAAACAGGAGAAACGGAGGTAAGACCTATTACAATGGGTGTTAGCTTTTTTTGGCCTACCGAGTAATTATTCCGTTTTATTGCATAAACAAATTTTTGAATTATGTTATCACGGGAATGGATTTATTCAATCCGATGTATATAGATTACCAGTTCATTTAAGAAATTTTTATTACAAAGAATTGGTAGATACAAAGAAACGAGAAAGTGATAATGCAAATAAAGCACAAAAAACTAACCAACCATCAAAAGGGCCAGGTGTAAGAGTGAGGAAATAAATTCCTCACTTTTTTTATGTCTTATATTTATAGGAGTATAATAGGAGAACTTTATGAAATTAACAAAAGAAGATAGACAGCTTTTTAAAGAAATTTATACTAAACATAAATTGAAAGAAGGATTTATCAGTAATTTATTTCTATCTATATTAAGTCGTAATTTAAAAAGTGATAAAAATATAGCTAAAGCAATAAAAGATGCAGATGAATCAATTGAAACTGCACGTGAAACCATTGAAAAAAGATTTGGTGGTGATAAAGAAGCAGTTAAAAAAGCAATACCTCAATCAGTTAGAAAATATTTAGGTTTTGATTACTAATTATGGCAAAAAATAGAACAGCAGAAGAAAAAGAATATCAAGATGCAGTCAAATATACCTCATCTATCATAGGTGATATGAAGAGGGCTATTGAAGCAACTGCTGAAGCTTCCGAT